GTGGAACAGTCGCTGCCAAAGCGACTTGATTTCCGCCATGGCCAATTCTGGCAACTGAGAAATCTGCGATGGCACAGACAGTGGCGTGGCGGGGGTGGGCTTGCTTGGTCTCATCAGGACTCCGTATGTCTGTTGTTGACGGGGTCTGAATGAACGCGCTGGTGGCCAGAAAAGGCAAGTGAAACATCACTGCTTTTGACGATGTTTGCGGACTGAGAGGGATGTGCCGTGCGAAGGCGCGCTAACCCTCTTGCTAACAGCGACGCGACCTCAAATCTGCGTTGCTCTGGAGTCATTTGCTCCGGTGGTGTGTGGTTGATTTCATGCATTGGTAAGCGGTCCTTTTTATCCAACTTGCTCGAAGCAAAATTGTCCTGAAGGACTGCGGCCAAAGCCATGAGGGAGTTGCGGGCGAACGCTGGTGGATGCGGGCTAATGCGAAAAGCCAGACTGGGTCCGATTACTTTCTGTCTGGAAATTGGCCGTTATTTATGAATCGGTCAAAGGTATCTTCCTCGGGATCGCCGTCGTCGTGCTGAGGCTGTCGCCACTCGGCTTCAGGCATCAAAAGCAGGGATAGCGTGTAGTCGTAATTTCCTGCGATTTTCGACATCTCTGTCAGTTCAACATAGGCAGGCTCACGCGGAAACCAGACCTTTGCCTGTATCGACTGAGATTGCGCGGCTCCTGAACAGTTATCGCTGTAAACCAATGACGCGCGCGGGACGGGGATTGTCCGCTTGCGTGTTGGGAAATACGCGCCGGACTTGAACGCAGCCTCGTTCGATTTTGCCCAAAGCATGTGATCGTCTCGGCTGGCCACGAGGACTGCTCGCTTGTCTGCGATCTCAATCCATCGCAGTGCTGCTGCAGTCAGCGATACGCCATACCGATCGGCACAGTGGCCCAGGAGATCAAAACTGACTGACTGCCCGTCAACTTGCCTTCGGAAATCGTCAAGTGGCATCAGCAACGTTGACGCAAACTGATCTGCGTCGGTTTCGATGTCGTTCTTGTTGCGATCACCAGTCTCAATGTCATCGTCACCGCATTGGAATTCGCTCTGCTGATGACGATGCAGAAGGTAGTGGCCAAACTCGTGTGCAATCGTGAAGCGCTTACGGCCGGCCGAGCTGATAGCGCTGTTGAAAAGAATCAGCCACTTTGTTTTGGCCTTGTTGGCTGCCAGCATGCCTTCCATCCCATCCAGATCCTGGCCATCCACTTTGTCGACAGGCGCCTCGGGGAAGCATTGTCTTGAATATTCCAGCGCAACTTCGTCAACCTTGACCGGAAACCGTGCTTCGCCCAGCACCATGCGCAGCACATGTGAAATTCGATTGGCTTCCGCCTTGGGCTGCTTTGGCTCTGTCATTCTTCTTCCCATCCATCCAGTATCTTTCGGATTTTTTTCTTGGTCCCTTCCGTCATGGTCTTGTACTTGCGGAAAAAGGCTTCGTCGATTACATCTTCGCCGGGGGGAGCAACTGAATCACTCATCAAGAATTCGGTAGTTACCTCTAGCGTGGCCGCGATTCGAGCCACCTTTTCAGCGGATGGCTTAGGGTCGTCCTTATTCTCCAATTCCCACATATAGCTCTTGCTGGATTCGGTCAGTTCGGCGAGTTGTTCGAGACTGAGCTTCTTTTGCTTGCGTAGTACGCGAATCTTGTCACCTAAAGGCGATGGCATTTTTTGCTCCTAAATTGTCCTAAACAGCCTGTAAATAATACCACTGTACCGAACGAATTCGTAACTGCTTGACAAACCCCAATTAAGTCTGAAATAATCCCAATCGTTCGGTACACCGAACATTAACGGTCTGCTAACCCCAATAAAAACAAGGGGTGATCCGGGCTGAACTCAACCGGTTACACCTCAGGGAGGAAATGTAGATGAACGATTCAGAGAACTTATCCAAGCTGCTCGGCCACCTGCCGCCGACGGTTTTCCGTGAATTTATGGTCAGCGAGTTCAGTCTGGCCATGCCGGACCTGGACAAAAAACAGGGTAAGCAGGAGCAGCGGGCTGTCATGGAGCCGGTGCTGTCGGCACTGGATGTGAGCGCGCGGCGAAAGATCGAAGAACTGGCTGAGCGCATCGTGCTGCTCTCAGACGGCGCAGGGCAAGACGTTATCGAAGGCATCAGTCAGGAAATCGAAGGTGACGATGTCAAGGCCGCGTTCGCCGCGATCCCGAACCAGTATGAACGCGCGCTGTGGCTGTACCTCAATGTGCCTGCTCTTTTTGAGGAGGCGTTGAATGCACGCCAGGCGGATGTCTTCCGTCAAAGCACGTCTTGCTATTCGGGCTATGTTGCACCCAAGGATCTGACGGTTCTGGATGACGCGGCAGCTCGGCAAGCATTCCATCAGGCTGTCGCCCAGCAGCTTGGCTGTGAAGCGGACACCGTTGCCGTTCAGGTATTCAAGCGGCTACGTCCCGACACGCTAACCGGCGAAGACGTCGACCTATACCAAGTCAGCGTCCACCACAATCGACCGCCGGAGATCATCGATCGCGTCCAGGCCAGCGAGTTGGTGCCACAAGAGGTGATCCGTGCCGTGTCCTCGCACATTACCTATGAGCCAGCCAATGGCCACCTGGAGGTCTTGTCAAAGGACACCGACGGCCGCGAGGCTCTGGCGCGCATCGTGGCGGACTCCCTGCTGCAGTCGCCCATCACCGGCGACAAGATTCCGCTCAAGCAATACGACTACCAGAGTCTGGCTGCATCTCGCAGCTTTGACTTAAGCGGCGAGGACGTGGCATCAGTCAAGGTCATCGAACTTGGCTACACCACGGCGAACCACCGCTCCTTGCTGGTAAAGATCTGGGCCAAGGACGTCGACGACATTTACACCGCTGCACGCTCCTTGATCTCCCTGTCGTTTGACTTCCGCAACCACCACATCAATTACGCGAAGCTGTCCATCCGCATCAAGAAGGTAGGTAAGGAGCGTGCACGCACGATCGCCGTGATCCTGCGTGACGACAACAAGTGCAACATCAAGACCAAGCGCGAAAAGGATCGGGCCCTGTGCGACCGCTTGTTGGCCAAATGGCATTTGGTGAAGGAGATCAGTGATGTCAACGAAGAGTTTGTCGACGCGCTCGCTGCTTGAACTGACCGATCTTTTTGAACGTTCGATCCACGCAGTTGCCGATGGTGAAGGGCAGCGACTGCGTGGCGTCCCCGCTTGGGATTTGTCGGGCCGGGTCGCGTTATCCGACCGCGATCTTGCTTCGTGGACCGAGCATATTGGTTTTTCAGGCAGCTATCTGGCAGCCAGCGGTGATGCGCGCGTTCCGGTCGACATTGAGGAGGACGATGACCCAGGCAGGTATCGCTACCGCTGCCCTGAGACGTTCCGCACGAAGTACGTCGCAGCCGAGCTGGTCAGCGTACATGCCCTCCGTGATGCCAAGCTGCTGAACTATCTTGCGGACCTACTTGCGATTCCACTGGCTCACCGTCGAGGTATCAGCATGCCTGCGATTGATGGCGTACTTTGGAATCTTGGCAAGATGCGCATTGGCACTGTGCAAATCGATGTCTGGCTAACCCGAGGTCTGTCTTCGTGCATCAATCAGATCTTTGCCCATTTTCAGACACCATCATTACCTGAGCAGGGGGTGATCTTCACGACCGGCCAAGCGTTGCCGGAGATACTGCTGCCACCTCGCGGCTATCGCATCATTCCCGTAGCCGATGTGCTCGTGGACTACACGGCAAAGCCATGTATCGATACTGACCTGATTCATCGCTTGCTACTGGCACCCGCAGGCAGCAAGGAAGAAAAGTCGCATCCGGTTCGCTTTGATCCGTACACCAACACGTTGACCATCGCCACCAAATCTGACAAACCCTGGCCCATCAAAGGACCCAAGCAAATCGCAGTCGTGAAGCATTTGGTCGAGCAGTTTGAGAACGAGCGCAATCGTGTACCAGCGGGAGAGCTGCTGATAGCCGCCTATGGTTCACGGGCGGCTGCAAAGGGCAAAAGGGTTGCAAACATATTTAGCGGCAACCTGGTCTGGGAGGACTACATCGAACATGACGACGACGGGTATGGCATCAAGCTGGACTGATTCCCCATCGTCATTCACCACCACGCACAACCGCCTTCCGGCGGTTTTTTGCTTTCTGGACTCCTTTTTTTCCAGTTTTGGCTGAGCCCGTACATCAGCCCGTACATGGCGTCGGCTGACGCCCGCACAGCCCGAATTTGACACTGACAGCACGTTTTCGCAATCACATGAAAGGACCAAAACGTGAGTGTCAAACACCTCAACCAACGCCAACTGGCCGACCGTTGGGACGTTAGCGAAGCCACACTGGAACGCTGGCGGACCGAAGGTATCGGACCGGTATTTTTGAAACTGCAAGGGCGCGTGCTGTACCGCGTCGAGGACGTGGAAGCGTTCGAGACCAACAGCCTGCGCAAGAGTACCTCTGAGCGTGCAGACGCAGGAGGTGCAGCATGAGCCAACTGACCCTTGAACAGGCGATCGCCACACCCGCTGGAGATTTGGCAGCGCATTCCAGTGACGTTCTGTTCCAACTCAAGAACGAAGCCGCTGATCAGCTAACTGCGGCCAAGGCAAAAGCCGATCACGTTGATCGCGCCATTGAGTTCAAGTTCGCCGATCGTGCGCATGGTCTTCGCCTGGAAGCGGGCAAGGACACGGGCGTTGTCCATTTTGATGATGGTCGCGTGCGTATCACTGCCGACCTGCCCAAGAAGGTCGACTGGGATCAGTCCAAGTTGGCAGAAATCACTCGCCGCATTACAGCCAATGGCGATGACCCCGTCCAGTACGTGGAGATCAGCTACCGCGTGTCCGAAACCAAGTTCGGCGCATGGCCTGAATCACTCAAGTCTGCCTTCGTGCAGGCGCGCACCCTCAAAACCGGCAAGCCCAGCTTCCGTCTCGCACTCATTCAGGAGTAACCACCATGAAGTTCCCAAGTTTCAAAAAGACGACCAATGTCAAGGCTTCCGAACCCAAGCCTCCCGTTGTCGTGCCGAGCGCACCGAAGTCACTGTTGTCAAGGCTGCGCAAGCACATGTCTTTTCATTCGGCGGCTTTGCCTGATTCCGTTCGCATTCCCGCAAACGGCACGACACGTCCCGACGAAGTAATTCGTACTCTGACCGATGCGACGATTGATGACATTGCATTTGCCATCCAGGGTACTGAAGCCGAATGCAGTGCAATCATTCGCCGTTCAGGTGCCTTGAAAGAACTTTACGAGGCAGCGCGAAAACGCGGTGCACTTGGCACTACGACGGTTGCAGATGCTTTTGCGTCCCTGTCTGACGAGGAGTTGCGCAAATGAAACTCCCCATCATTACTGCGGACCAGCGTCTGGCTGAGCAGCGTGGCGTCAAAGGCGTGCTCGTTGGAAAAAGCGGTATCGGCAAGACTTCTCAGCTCTGGACGCTGAAAGCTACAGCCACCTTGTTCTTTGACTTGGAAGCAGGTGACTTGGCTGTCGAGAGCTGGGCGGGCGACACCATCCGTCCACGCACATGGCAGGAATGCCGTGACTTCGCTGTCTTCATTGGCGGTCCAAACCCAGCGTTGCGCGATGACCAGCCTTACAGCCAAGCGCATTTCGATGCGGTTTGTGCGCGCTTTGGCGAACCCACAGATTTGGACAAATACGACACAGTATTCGTGGACTCAATAACCGTTGCCGGTCGTCTGTGCCTGCAGTGGAGCAAGGGGCAGCCTCAGGCGTACTCCGAGAAGACTGGCAAGCCCGACAGTCGTGGTGCGTACGGCTTGATGGGCCAGGAAATGATTGCCTGGCTCACGCATCTGCAACACACCCGTCGCAAGAACGTCTGGTTTGTCGGCATCCTCAACGAGTCACTGGACGATTTCAATCGTCGTGTTTTCTCTTTGCAGATCGACGGCTCGAAGACCGGTCTGGAGTTGCCAGGAATTGTTGATGAGGTCGTCACCTTGGCTGAGGTCAAGGGGGACGACGGAGTGAACTACCGGGCATTCGTCTGCCACACGCTCAACACCTGGGGATACCCAGCCAAGGACCGTTCCGGTCGACTAGATGCCATTGAGGAGCCGCACCTGGGTCGCCTCATGGAAAAGATCGCTGGCCCCGCCAAGCCCGCCAGCGAGCGACTTGCCTTTGCGCGCCCCATTTCTGCCAGTACCGCTGGTGCTCCCGCCATCCCCGAATCCATTGCAACTCAGGAGATCTGATCGTGACCTACTTCGACTTCAATTCCGCATCCGAACAAACTTCCCTCGACCTGATCCCAAAAGGCACTGTCGTGCGTGTGCGCATGACCATCAAACCCGGTGGTCACGATGATGCAACTCAAGGCTGGACCGGTGGTTTTGCCACGCGCAACATCAACACAGGTTCCGTCTACCTGAATTGCGAATTTGTGGTGATGGAGGGTGAATATGCGCGTCGCAAGATGTGGTCACTCATTGGCCTGCACAGCCCCAAGGGCCCAGAGTGGGCCAACATGGGTCGCACCTTCGTGAAGGCCATTCTCAATTCTGCGCGCGGCATCCACCCAGGCGACAGCAGTCCTGCTGCGCAAAACGCGCGTCGTATCAGTGGATTTTCCGACCTGGAAGGCATTGAATTTCTCGGCAAAGTCGATTGGGATAAGGACCAGAACGGCCAGGACAAGAGCGTCATCAAGTCAGCGGTCGCGCCAGACCATAAGGACTACGCGGCACTCATGGGTGCCGCACGCCAGCCGTCTGCACCGTCATCGCAGGCATCACCGGCCCCGAACGCCTATGCGCAGGCTACCGGTCGCTCGCCAGTGCCGGGTCGCCCCAGCTGGGCGCAGTAAGGAGCCACCGCCATGATGCTCCGTCCCCGTCAAACCCAACTGGTTGAGCGCACACTGGCCGCCTTGCGCCAGTATGGCAACACGCTGGCTGTTGCTCCCACTGGCTCTGGCAAAACCATCATGCTGTCGGCGGTGGCAGGCAGTGTGTTGGCCGAGCCCGACGCCAAAGCGTGCATCCTTGCACACCGCACCGAGCTCACTGGTCAAAACCGGACCAAGTTTTCTCGTGTAAATCCAAGCCTGACCACTTCGGTGGTCGATGCCAACGAGAAATCCTGGTCCGGCAGGGCGACCTTTGCCATGGTGCAGACCCTTTCAAAGGGTGCAAATCTGGACCAGATTCCGACTCTGGACCTGCTGGTGATTGACGAAGCGCATCACGCGTCATCGCCCAGCTACCGAGCAGTGATCGACAAGGTGCAAAGCCGCAATCCGGATGCTGCTATCTGCGGCCTGACTGCTACTCCGAACCGGGGCGATGGTCAGGGTCTTCGTGATGTGTTTTCCAATCTTGCAGATCAGATCACTCTGGCCGAGATGATTGCAAGCGGGCACCTGGTTCCGCCGCGTACTTTTGTGATCGATGTCGGCGCGCAGGAAGCGTTGAGCAAGGTGCGGCGCACTGCAGTGGACTTTGACATGGACGAAGTCGCGTCCATTCTCAACAAAACCCTAATCACCGATGCCGTCATCAGGAACTGGAAGGAAAAAGCCAGCGATCGCAAGACCATCGTGTTTTGTTCGACCGTCGCTCATGCCCAGTGCGTGTGCAATGGCTTCAATGCGGCCGGTGTTCCCACAGTGGTCATTCATGGCGATCTACCAGAGAGCGAACGCAAAGCCTGTATCGCCAGCTTCAAAAGCGGCGATGCGCAGGTCATAGTCAACGTGGCCATCCTTACCGAAGGCTATGACTTCACACCAACCGCCTGTGTTGTGTTGCTGCGGCCAAGCTCCTACAAATCCACCTTCATTCAGATGGTGGGCCGGGGCCTGCGCACAGTGGACCCCGAGGAACATCCGCACGTCATCAAGACAGACTGCATCGTGCTCGACTTTGGTACGGCCAGCCTCATGCATGGCGCACTGGAGCAGGATGTCAACTTGGATGGCCACCAGCACGATGGTGAGGCCCTAACCAAAGATTGCCCGGAATGTGGTGCCGTTGTTCCCTTGGCGGTCATGGAGTGTCCATTTTGTGGCCATACATGGGAGCGTCAGCCGCAGGATGGCGGTGTTTTGAGCGACTTCGTGATGAGTGAAATCGATTTGCTCAAGCGCTCCAACTTTCGCTGGTGTGACCTTTTTGGCTGTGACGACGCACTGATGGCCACCGGATTCACAGCTTGGGGTGGTGTGTTTTTCCTGGCTGGTCGCTGGCATGCAGTGGGTGGCGGTCAGGGCATGGGTACCCATCTATTGGCCGTTGGCGAGCGCACTGTGTGTATGGCTAAGGCCGACGATTGGCTTAACGACCATG